CCAGCGTTATCACCATCAGCAAACAGGAATACTTTCTCAAAGTCTTGCAGGAGTTTGGTATAGTGTTTCTTCCAGTTGTTAACGCCTGGGACCCCCACCGCAGGTATACCACAAACAGTATCGAGTGTGACCGTGTCAATCTCACCTTCACAGATAGAAATAAATGAGGTTGCTCTAAAGAACGCACTAACATTGTAGAGATGCGTTGTCGCACCAGCCATTCCCATGTATTTCGGCTCTGATAGGTCCATCGAACGGAATCTAATGTCCACCACCCCTGAACGCGTAATATACGGAATCGCAAGCCTGTTGAGATAGGTTTCATGACCCGTTAACGGCTCTAAGACGACGCCCAAGCGCACGGCTGTCGCTTGCTCCATTGTTATTCCCCGACCTGCCAGATACTCTTCCGCCTCGCCCAATGCGGCGTGGTAGTACTTGGCCGCTTTGGTTAAGGATTCCTTCTGCGATGCTGATTGCTTCACGGAAACCTACCCCCTCTTTATCCATAATAATTTTGTAACCGCTGCCCTTGTACTGACAGCCGTGACACTTAAAAAGATTGTCTTGCAGATTAACTGCTGCTGATGCGTGTGAATCATTATGAAACGGACACTTCATCTTAGCCCAACCACTTCGAGTTGGAACTGTAGCACCATAGTGCTCTAGTATTGCAGTGATGTTCGGGTTTTCATCGTTCACTTGTCTAACGCCTTCCTTAAGAGTTCTACCCATACATGTACAGGCATAGTTGCGTACCAGTTTCCAGGGTTCCCCTGCCCTTTCCTCTTGTGCACAACTACGCCTGTCCAAGCATTATCGTTAGTCATCTCGACTATCAACTCTTCTGTCCAACCTGCTAAGTCCATCTTAGCATGGTTCTTTATCTCTATAGTAACACCAGGAATACCTGAGATGTCACCTTTATCAAGGGTCGCACCTGCTAAACGCCTGTCTACATACGGGAACCATTGCTTGAGGTATTTGACTACATCTCGCTCTGCTCCTGCACCTTTAGCCTTTGCTGCGCGACCACCCATGATTAGTACCAGCCGTTGCGATTATGAAAGGCCAAAGCCTTTGATGGACTACCGTAACGGTGCTTGATATATTTGAGCCCTAAGTCAATTTGCTTAGGCATCGGGGTATTCTCTGGCATTCCCAAAATTTGAGGGATACCATAAGCAGTTGAGTGTGGATTGTCAGCAGTGTAATCCCATCGGGACTCTCTGCTCCATAATGTAGACAATGCGCTCCACTCTTTATTGCTGTTGTATTGCTCTAGGACTTTTCCCTTTGCAATCCATTTTGCCATTTTCTTCATCTCGGATATTGAGACTACACCAAAAATTGGTTTAGCGCAGTTCTCCCTGATTACTATTTGTCTTTCCAAAAACATCGCACCCACAGTGTGAGGCAAAGTTCCCACAAAGACTACAGCAGCCATAATCCAAGCGTATGTTGTTAGTTTCATTCTTACTCCTCAATTGGCGCGGTTGCCTGTGTTCCACAGTCAGCACACTCCATATCTCTGAAATACATCCCAATAGTACCATCTTGGTCGAAGGATACTTTGAGATTCCAAATGTAACACCCACATATGCATACCGTGGTTGGCTCACCACGGATATCCATTGCCCTAGTATAATCTGGTTTTAATTGGTTTATATCTTTAGTCATCGTCATCTTCCCACTCATCAGGGTCTACGTTAGGAAACGGATTTCCCCAGTCAGGAGCAGGTACGATAGGGTCGATGAAACTCATTTTAACCTCTCAGCGATGTCAGAAACATCCATGTATTCGGGGTTAAAGTTCAACCAAAAGGCAGTGTTGCCTGATGGGTCTGCCTTACCATAACGGTTCTTCACTGGTGCTACGGCGATAAAGCCAGGTGCATCAGTGCCAACTGTACAGATAAGTGCAGGTAACTGTGCGACCATACCCTGCAAAGCAGAGCGTGGCTGACACGGTGTACCTACATAGGACTCCTTTGTATGGTGGAGTACTAAGACAGCAGCGTTAGTATCTCTTGCGAGGTACTTGAGTTCTTTCAGAGTAGAGCGCATGTTTGCAAACTCTTCTCCGCCATCGTTAGAGATATCCATAAGGTTATCAATAACGATAAGAGTAGGTGAGCATCCCCATAGTTCTTCGAACGCAGCAACCTCCTGGTCTAAATCATCTAGCGTAGGACTAGAATCAAAAGACCAGAAGATGTGCTGAGCGTGTTCGTTAATTACTTTCCTTGAAGTAGCAACCTCAGTCTCAAGTAAAACTTCTACATCAGATTGAGTCTTGCCAGTTATCATAGATAGTAATCGCATAGCCATTGTATGTGCATTGGTATCAGCACTGACATACAGTGTTGGGACCTTTGCTTTCAATGCTATTGCTAAAGCAACAGAAGATTTACCAGCACCAGGTGTACCAGCAATCATCGAGATTTCGGCACGCCGAAACACGACCTTGTTGACCTCAAAGGTGCGAAAGACAGTTGGTAGCGGTTCGCCACCTATGTCCTTGCTACCTACGGCACGGGCAAGTGTTCTCATTGTTTAGAAAGTATTCCATTCTGCATCGTTACGACGAATAAAGACTGGTTCACATTGGTCTGGAGTTCCCTTTGGAGATGGGCACATATAGCCCTTCCAAGGTCCCTTAGCCCCTGAACCCTGTCGCTTAGTCATGACACCGTGGTGGCACTTCTTTGCTTCTGGTCCCATCGTATTGGTAGCAGTTTGTGTTGGATGTGCAGTGTGGTCCACTTGTGCATCTGGATATGACTGGCGAATGTTTTCGACAGCCTGTGATGCGTTCTGTGGTGCACCTGATAGTGATTGTGCCATCTGCTTAAGAAGGTCTTGTGACTCCTCGATGCCTACGGCTTGTTCTAGAGCCTCGCAGAATCCTGCGTAGGTTTCTGACGCTACAACGAATATACGTCCGTCGTAGAGTTTGCTACTGACTTGGAAATTACCAGTCATTTGTTTCCCCCTCATTCATGTTCGAGTTTGAACCCTATGTTGTCCCATGCATCTATCGCATCATCTAGTGAAGTGATAAGTGGGACTATATCACTAACTAACGTGTCCATTAACAAACTTACAGGAGGATGTTATACCACATCGACCACAGTTAGATAGGTTAGGCAAAAAGATTGTCTCCTTGCGTGCTTTGTCAAAGGTGTTGAGTATATCTTCTACTCTGTCTGAGTGCAAATTGTTCAGGCTCCATAACGAAACGTAACCAGTACGTGCATCCCAGAAGCCTGCCTTGTCGACAGAAATCCCTTGCTTCTCCAGTGCCCACGCATAGACAGCGAGTTGCAAAGGATGCCTCTGGGATGACGCACCAGTCTTGATGTCGAGGAGTACCCGATTCCCCTCGAAGTCCACCATTACGCGGTCAATAGCCATCTTTACAGTTGAGTCATCAATCGGAATCTCATATTCTTTTTCAACAAAGTCTTCATAGACTGACCAGCCGTTCATGCGGAACTTAGCCCAGTTCTCTAGCATCCAACGACCTTCGCCATACCACCATGACATGTCTTCTTTTTTGGCAAACTGCCAAGTGTTCATGTCACCATTGATTGCTTCATCTTCCTTTACTTGGTTGAACCAAGCATCGTTCCAGACGGTATCAAGGTAGGCAGAGTCAACAGTTATCTGACCTGCATTGTCATAGTTCTCGGTAGCCTTGTGTACTGCTGAACCACCTGTGAACCATACTGCATGGGCTTCTTTAACGCCTTCGACTTTTTGTAAATAGTACTTCCAGCCACACTCTTGCCAAGTGGTTAGACTGGAATAGGAAATATGCTTAGGTAATTCGCTCATAATCATAGTGTATCACAACCATGGGACTCTTCGTAGTCGAATCCACAGTAGTAGCAATCCATTGAATCCCCACAGGATTTGCATATGTAGCGGAACTGCATTTCATCACAGCAGAAATGGATTATGTCAGCGATGTTATAGTACTTATTTGAATCTATAAATTTTGTCATACGGATACGCTACCACACGGGTTTCTTAAATGCTGTCTGAACCAGATTTTAAGAAACGCCCCCCTACCCCCCATAAAAATTAATGGTGGTTCAGGGAGTTGGAATCAGACATTTGTCGTCGCCGTCATTTGAAGTTTCCGCCCCACGGTTTCCCGCACTTCTATGATACACTAAGTCTCTAATCTTGGAGGGTTGAATGGCTAGTTACGAATACAAGTGTGAGAACGATTCAGAAACCGTCATTATCACCAGGGGCATGACAGATGATGAGATTATCCCTTACTGCGATACCTGTAATGACCCTATGGTCAGGGTCTATCACGCTGCCCCTGTCAAGTTTAATGGGTCAGGTTTCTACTCCACTGGGGGGTAAAACGACGAAAAACCCCTCCGCCTAGGGTAGTTACCTTAGGTAGAGGGATTAATCGTCTTAAAACGGCCTTGGAAGGCTTCTAAATGCTACTTCTTGGTTAGTCCAAAGTCTCCGTCGTTCTTGTCAGCCCACTTAATTGCTGGTGCTGTCAAGGCTGCGATGATTGCTGCGTACTGTGGTGCTAGGTCAGTGACCAGTTGTACTCCAGTAAAGACAGCCACTGCTGCTACCGCTGTAGCCCAGGACTTGATTGCCTTAACTCGCTTAGGGGTTAGGAACTCTTTCATTTGTTCTCCTTCTTTGGTAGAGGCTTAACTGCTGCCTTCACTTTGTTGATGGTTGTTGGCTTACCCAACCAAGGGAACCAGTTAGATGTGTCATCTCCGTGGTCATCCTTGATTGAAATGTGGATGTGCTTGTTGTGGGGATTAGAACCTGTGTAATCACGGTCTCCCTTTTCAGCGCTCCAGATACGTCCCTTAAAAATTAAATATTTAACTCGTCTATCAGATTTAAGATGTGCATAGACTTCGTGCCCATTGATGCCCAACTCTGGGTCATGGGTTAGGTCTACTGCATAACCTGTGTTATGGTCTGAATCAGGATTCTGATTTATATGAGCAGCACTGGGTAGAAGCCCATCTGAGGCTTTGTTCCGCTTTGGCTTGAGTGCCGTCGCTTGGCGCAGAACAGCAATTGCAGCAGGCGTGGCTTTCTTGGCTACAGGTTTCATTTGTCATCCCTTACTTCTTAACCATTTGAATTACTAATTCGTGCAACATCTCAACCTTTTCCTCTAGTCTAATGACTGAGTCCTTAACGCTTGAACCACCATTAGGCTTAAGTTCATAAAGATAATGCTTGACTAGCCATCTGACTGAAACAGCAAAGGCTCCAACCAGAGTACATACTGAGATGGCCAATCCAAGCCATTGTGCTACGGTCATTATAAAACAGTCCTGACTGTGATGAGGAGAAGACCGCCGAAGCCGTCAAACTGACCTGATGGTGGAGTCTTGCGTGAGAAGTTAACCTTTTCGATTAAAGCCTGCACACGCTCACCAGTAGTAAAGTCTTGCACGTTCACGATATCTCCTAGTTTCTCTATGTCTTCAAGTAGTTGAATACGCTCCCACGCACGTCCTTCGTATCCAGTCTTTACGTTATATCTGTCGGTCTCTACGTCAAAACACCATACAGGGAACTGAATCACCCGTTGACGTGCTGTAGCAGGTAGAGCCTTGGCTTGATAACCCTTAAACACAGGGCCTTGGCTAGTCGTGGTTGCGCTGCGTGAGAGCGTAAATTTGTATGACAGATACTCTTGTGGGCCCTCTGGGTTGGTTGTAGCAGCCTCTGGGGTTCCAACAGCAGCATTGTAAGTAATAATTGTGTATATGTTTTCACTAGGGTCAATAGCAAAGATGTCCATAGCGCCATGGGTAAAGTCACCACGGGCACGGATTAACTTAAAGTTCTTTGGCTCAAGTGTTCCATAGCGGATAGCGCCAGTGGTCACGTATCCTGTTGGACGTAGCACTGTTGCTGACTCCATGTAGATTGCACCATCAGTAGTATTATGTGCTGTGCAAAAAGCAAGACGATTAGTAGTGCCAATGAATGCAACACCTGTTGTATAGTGTTCTGCAGATTGGGTTACTTGTAAGTCATTTGCATAGGCAAAACGTAATGGTTCACCCTCAATGCTCTGACCTAAATCAATACGGATAAGTCCAGCATCTAAAGCACCAATACCTGATGTGCACCATACAAAACGGTCACGTGCAGCAAAGTCATAGACTGGTTGAGATGTCTCAACGATAAGTGGACCGTAAGATAAAGAGCCATCATCAGGGCTAACAATAGAAGCACGTACACCCTTAGATGTACCAATCATCATGTAACCTAGATAGTAATATAACTTTTCTACTATTTCACCAGTAGGAAATTCTGCTGCCACTACAGCCTGTGTGAGGGTAGGCATAGCACCAGCAGTAGTTAGTGTGTACTTCTGGATAGTAGAGTAAATACCTGAGTGACCCGCTGTGTAGATAGCAGGACCAGATGCAGCCACAGATGTGTAGTGGTAGTTGGTGTTAGGATTTGTATAAACTGGAGAAGGCAAAGAAGTAGAATTTGTTGCTAATTCATAAACTCTGTTATTTACGCATAGGATAATACGGTCTTTAATAAAATCCATAGCAGCATAGGTGATAACAATTGAATCACCACGAAACATAAGAGTTTCATCTGCAGTACTTGCAGAAGAACCAGTTAATGGTTTTTTGTACATATGAAGTTTATTGGCACCACCATGAACTTGATTAGTTACCCAATAGGCATTGACTCCATCGTTGCATATTGCATATACTTTTTCTGTTGTTCCAGGAACATAATCAATATAATGAGTAACTGTTCCGTCAGCAGCAATCTTGTCTACGTCAAATTCATCGTGAAGTAACACACCGTTATTCCCACTCCATTGAATAGAATGTATATTTTGATTTCGGTGTTGATGGTCTGTGCCTACTACTGGACCAGTAGTAACGTGTGTTTCTACTACATCTTTGAGGAGTTTAACTTCGCCTTTAGTCCATACATCTACACCTTGTGAGTCGGCAAAGCGATACTTAGTTGTCTCACCTGCTGATGGGTCATAGAACTTAATACCGTTGCCAACATGGAAAGATGACTGTGAACGAATCCACCAACCAGTTAGTGACTGTTCTCCTGGCTCAGTACCATTGTCGAACTGGTCTTTGCGGTATGGAGCAGTCTCACGCTGGTAAGGCTGTTGGTCAGTAGGTGCTAAGAAGAATGGCAAGCCACCGACAGCAACATCATAATCCTCAGCATTGTTAGACCAGAAACCAGAGGTTCCAGGGTTACCAACGTTTAACGGGATATTTTCCGTAATATCTGGCGTTGCCATTGTGCTCCTTAGTTAGAAAAGTTAGTTGAGCAGTTTTAATCCAATGCTCAGGGATAATCTATTAAGAAAAATACCGCATTGGTCTAGACAAATATCCAGAACTTTTTCCCTTAACGAAAATTCCACCAGTTACCATATAAATTGCGTAACCACCATCTGAAGCAGTTTCAGAAGATGTCCAGTATTCTCTACCAGTATTAACGCTAGTAAAGTAAGATTTTTGGTTATACCATTGTGTCATTTCATCTCTAGAAGGTAAGAACCAGTCAGTGAATCCTCCACCATTGAAAGCAGTACAAATAGTTGCTGCACAGTTGGCTGTGTTACTTTGTGCAATTATTGCAGCAGTATTTGATTTGCCAGTTCCTATTGCGGTGCCGCTAGCACCGCAAGATACAAATTGTTGCCCAGACCATACTCTTTGTCCAGCATCTGTGTATGGTTCTGCTGCTTCTATGTACCTACCCCAAGACTGTACTGAGCCAGCATCATAAATAACTTTTCCAACTCCAGAAGGTCCAATATCTCCAATTGCATAGGTTTTTTTGGTCATAGAGCCAATCAAGCCATTCTGTATACCGCTCATTAGGTCAAGCCATTTCCACTAATAATCCAAGATGTGCTTGTAATTTTAATAGCAGTAGCAATGCCAAATGGTGCCAGTGTGCGTGAACCTGTAGTTCCAGGACCTGCCAGTAACAAGGTGTCAGAGGTAATTGCAATAGTCACTGTTGTTCCAGTTGCTGCAACAAAAGAGATTGCAGTACCTACTGGAAAAGCAACTGAAGCGTTAGAAGGAATAGTAACAGTACGACTTGCAGTTGAGTAAATATGCTCACCAGCATCACCAGCAACAATAGTATACGCACCAGTTGTTGCTGCAGCACTTTGCGGAATGCCCATATATCCTGGACCACGAACAGCAGTTGTTGTTGTTGCGTCAGGGATTGATGTAGCAGATGCCTTAGAGTCTAACTGAGTTTGGATTGCTGATGTTACACCATTGAGGTAACCAATTTCAGTGTCATCTACGTTGGCAACTACTGCTTGCTTTGCATTAATCTGAGTCTGGATAGCAGATGTAACTCCATCTACATATCCAAGTTCAGTTGCAGATACAGTAGCACCAGCAGTTCCAAAGTTGGCTAAATCTCTTGCTTTAGTCATTTATATTCTCCTTATGCCAAGTATGTAACGATGCAAATACCAGAACCGCCATTGCCACCAGTAGATGAAAGGTTGCTTCCATTTGATGTTGCACCGCCACCATTACCACCGTGACCAGTGTTTGCAGCAGCAGAAGTTCCATTAAGTGCTGTTTGTCCACCTTGTTGCAGAACTGCTGCAATTCCGTTAAAAGTACTCATTGAACTGCTTGATGGGTGGCCTGCGCTAAATGCAGCCATACCACCAGCACCACCTGCGCCAAAACCGTCTATTCCTACTCCACCAATTTGTATTACGTTGCTGCTAGAACCACCAAAATTTCCCGTTCCACCAGCAATTGCATTCATATTATTAGTTAGGCTTCCAGTGTAAGTCTGGACATTGTAAGCGTTTGGGTTTGAGAGTGTAAAGAATTGCCCAGCACCACCTGCGCCACCGCCAGCACCTGCAAAAACTTGGTTTCCCTGTCCTACTTGACCTCCAGATGTTGCTCTTGCGACAGCCTTAAGTTCTGTATTTTGGTTCCAACCCCAACCACCTCCACCACCAAGCGCTGTTGCAAGTGAGCCAAATGAACTATCGCCACCAACCGAGCCTGCTTGCGCACCAGCACCACCTGCGCCACCATTACCAATAGTTACAGTGTATGCGGCTCCTGGTGTTACGGGAAACACTCTTTTAAGAACTTGCCCACCACCGCCACCACCAGCAGCGCGAGTTTGGTTAGCATCTGCTGGAGTAAGGATTCCACCCGCTCCGCCGCCTCCACCAACTAATGTAATCTCTACAGAGTTGCAAGTAGATGGCGCAGTAAATGTTCCATTAGATAGGAATCTTTGTGTAAATTGATTAACTCCACCGCCAGCGGCAGGAAATACTGATGAACCCATAACTTACTCCTTAAACAATCTCTACGCCACTGATGTGGAAGTTAACTGATGTTGCTGATGCAAGACCTGTGATGGTCTGAGTAGTTGTCAGTACCTGCTTGATATCAAACATTGCTGTTGAGTTAGCAGCAATTGTTGTTGTTGTGAACAGTGCCGCTCCATTAAGGCTCAGCGTAAATGTTCCAGCAGAAGATGCTGTGTTAGTCACAATGATGTTTGAGACAACAGCAGTTGTTGAAGATGGTACTGTGTAGAGTGTTGCAGATGTCAGCGATGCTGCTCCGCGGTACATTTGCTTAGTTGTTGTAGCCATTAGTTACTACCTTTCGTTGTTAGTTTGGAAGATTCGGTGTGGATTGTTCCGCTTCTGGGTTTTCCAGCCACGCTAGATAGCGTTGATAATCACTATTAGCAGTATCTGCTGGTATAGAAAGAGTTTTATCTTCAAGAACTAAAGTAATAATTTCATTACCTAATTCATTAGTTGTTTTTGTATATTCCATTATTGCTCCTAAAGTTCCGCAGAAAAGCCGATAAAGGTTGAAGCACCGCTTTGACTGCATAAGTTTGCTTGACCAGTTGTTAAAGTTCCTCCTGCAACAGTATAAGTAATCATACTGCAATCAGGATTTGCTTGTGTAAGCGAAGGTACGCTGGAACAAAATGAGGTTGCGTTATGAAGAATTAAATAATTTGATGCAGTTCCAGTTGTTTCAAGCGTTGGATTTACACGCATTCTTACTGGGTGAGGCATAACTGTATAAGCATAAAATGTATCTTTTGCAAAACCAACTGAATAAGTTGTTCCAGTTTGTCGCCAGTAATATCTCTGGCAAGCGTCTAATTCTCCTTGGATTGTTCCGCCTGAACGCTTAAAGGTTGTTGGCACAGTTCCGAGTTCTAATTGAATTGCAGCGATTCTTACAGTAACACCTGAAGCCTGAACGGTATCAGGCAAGATTCCAACACGCAAACCAACTGCTGTACTTGGCACAGTAAAAGATTGCTGAACACGTGTCCAAGAAGTTGCAGTCGAGCCAGTGGTCACCAATGTTGCAATGTTTGTTGTTTGAGCAGTTAAAGCATCTGTTGAAGTTGAATAGTCAACAGATAGAATTACACCGCCAGCATAAGAGCCCGCTGTTTTTAAGTAATAAGAAACAACAAAAGTTTGTCCACGCATAGGTTTAACAGTTGCAGTTTCTAATGCTGTATAAAATTGAGCGTAAGATGAAGAAGCACCAGTAACATATTTCATACCGTACTGAACGCCAACTCCTGTTGGTAAATCAGATGTTTCTTGAGAAACCGTAACAGTTCCAGCAAGCGCCGCATACCAACGGTCTGCACCTGAATAACCCGTACCAGTCCAAGTTGTTCCACGTTGCCAGATATCGCAGCCACCGTTGATTATGTAATTACCATTTACGCCTGTTTGATAGCGCAGACCAGTAGTAGCGGAACTATCTGCTACAAGTGTCTCACCATTGTTGCCTACTGCTAGGCGGTCTGCAGTAGTGCTGTAACCTAGTAGGTCACCTTTAGTTGTGACTACTGTAGTTGCTGATGCACCTGTAGCACCTGTCGGTCCCTGGACTCCTGCACCAGCAACGACTTCCCAATCGGAACCATTGTATCTTTTAATTGGCATATTAGTACGCTCCCATAATTGTCATTAGTGTTAAATCAGGTGTCGTGTCAACTGTTGTGTCAATCCAAATATCTCCAGTTGTAGGAGATGAAGGAGTTGTTGAACCCGTAAAGATAGTGTCACCAAGGTCTCCACCAGTTCCAGTCAGAGGATTAGTTACTACCGCGCCCCAGGCTAAGCCTGTTGCTGTAGATGAATCAGCCTTGAGGAAGTAACCATTTGTACCAACTGGTAACTTACCTGGTGTATCTGCGCTAGTAGCAACTAAGATGTCGCCCTTTGCGTCAAAGAGTGAACGAGCAATTGAGTCTGCTAGTTCAAAGGCTGTGAATGTAATTACTTCTAGGATATCTCCAGCAGTCAATGCTGCTAGTCCTGTAATACTTGAGCCATTTGTAGCGTTATAATCAGAGGTACGAGCAAGTAGTACACCATTAAGGTATACCTGCTCCTTACCTGGGATGTAGGCAAGTGTTAATCCGTTATCATCTAGACCTGACTCTGATGTCTCTCCACCTGATGCCGTAAAGCGGAAGCGATAGATGTCAGCAGTAGATGAGATTGAACCCCACTCTGTGCCAGTCCACGCATACATTGCATTGGTTACTGAGTTCCAGTAAATAGCACCTTCAATAATTGAGTTGCCATCATTATCTAGTGTAGGTGCAGTTGACTTAGCGCCTAAGTAGCGGTCATCAAAGTTATCGTATGTTGTTGCAGCAGCGGCTGCAGAAGCAGCAGCAGCGGTAGCAGAACCAGCAACTGTATCTACATAGACCTTAGTAGCAGCATCATTGTTAGATGTTGGAGCGCCTAAGTTAGTTACCTTGTGAGTATTTGCATCTAAGTTGCCAAGCAACTGACCAGTAGTTCTATTAATGTATGTATTAGATAATGTTACGTTACCAGTCTGTGAGTCTACAGAAAGAACTGCATCAGGTGGAGTAAGAAGTTCTTTCCAGTTTGCCAGAGTGCTAGCAGGTGCTGCTGAAAGAATAAAAGATTTGCTGACATCTGTACGAATAGCAATTTCTCCGATATCAGATGGCAGTGCAAGCATTGCTGCTTGCGATGCAACTACATATACAGTGGCAACAGCAATTGCGGGAAGTTCAGAAGTTGGAATTTTTCCAGTGCTATCAAGGGAAGCAATACCATTGTTGGCACCCTTTTGGCTTGCAAAATATCCAAGACTTACAGCGTCTCCGTTATCTACAGGGTTTGCTAAATTTGTAATCTTTTGGCTATTAAAAGAAACGGCTGCAGTAGGTGCCGCCATCTGGTCTAAGCGAGATGTGCGAACCTGTGTATCAAAGTCTGAAATAGTAGATGCTGCTTGAGTACCAGTGTGATTACCACGAGCCAGTGGGTCTACCGCTAACTTGCTAAGTGCAATACCAG